TGAATAAGAACGCAGCATGTTCAACAGCTGTTTGTACACCTGTAACATCTATCGCAAAAACTGTATAGGACCATACAATTCTACGATTCCTTGTAGTAGGCCTAATTTCACAACGAATGTTATTACCGAATGTACCAGGATTTAGAGCGCGTACACGTAGAAAGTTCTCAAATTTCTGTTCGTCATCACGAACAATCCAAACACCTTCTGCTTTCTCCCCTGGACACAATCTACATACCCAAACATCGTACCCAGCTACTAATAATGACATAGCCATTTGGTATGAAAAGTCTTGAGCAAGCCGATGACCGGCTGCAGGTCCACGATATGTTGCTACAAACGCTTCTAGACCTGCTTGTGTTGAAGGGAAATGCAACCATGCAACATGTTCCTGCATCCATTCAACTTTTGTCTCATACAGATCAGCATATCGGTTATCCCACTCATCCTGTGGTAATACGCTTTCTAATCTGTAATCCTGAAACGCTGGACCCCAACAAGCCGTAATGGGTAGCGCCACACCAGCAAAGTTATTAACACCAACATTAAAACTAAAATTACTGGATACTTCATTTATTACGATGTTAGCCACTGTTATTCCTCCTCATTATTTTCAGATATAATTTCAACAGCATCAGCAGGCTCCTCTGCTGGTACCACAGTCACACCCTCCGACTCATCTACCTGTATAGTAATTCCATCAGATTCAGCAGATGCAGCTTCAATTCTTTCACGCTCTTTTCGCTGCCGTGCAGTTTCTTTAAGAGGCTCTACAGGTTTCGGTGGAGTAATGGCTAGGCCCTCTTGTTCTGTTGACAACGGAGGTTTGATAGTTGCCTTAGTCGTTGCCTTAGAAGGTTTCTTAGACGGCTTCGGTTGCAACGGAGCTGGTACTCGTATAAAACTACGATCATTTATATTACCCATAACTTCCTTTGTTTGACCTGGTAAGAAAGTTACACCATAATATGTCTTTGTGTTACCGCCTGTGTTTTTGTAAAACATGGAACCACCTCATCTTCTATATCATAAAAGGTTACTTTAGCTACGTACTTGAAAATTTGGGTCTAGGGTGAGGTTGACTTCTAGGCTCACCTGGCATATATGTTGCAACCTTAGGTGTAGGATCACCTACTCGTAATTCATGCTCTACTCTCTTCAGCTTGAATGGAACATTATGCACAAGCACAGCACCATGTATATTAAGTTGAATCATTGCTTGATATAACTGACCTGATTGTAAGTATTCAGGAGAACCAGATGAATAGTCTATGTCACTCTCCCTATCTATTACAATACCGAATCTCATTACACGCTCTACTTCATACGGTAATGTAATGGACAAAAAGAACTCATTAGTATATTTGAATATTAATTCCCTAACCAATTCATCTCTATCAGCTGTATTTGTTGTTAATATTGTTAAAGTATAGCTTAACGTAATAGGAACTGCACGCTCATTGTAAATTTCATTCTTTTCAGCATCCATAACAGCAAATACACCACGATTCATCGCAGTGAAGTTTGTTCTTGTAGTATCAATTTGAGGATTAGTTCGTGTTAACGCAACTATAGGGAAATTCAATTGATCCTCTTTAATCTGTGCAGCAATACCTAATACTTCCTCAGGTGGAACTATTTTAACAACAACTGCACCATTGGTATGGTCTTGATTAAAAGATTCACGAAGATTCCTCACTATTGAATTATCATACAAATAAATCAATGTATCACCTCTTAATTAACATACCTTCTGGATGAGGTAGTGGTTTCTTTGTTGTTCCTCCACCTTCACCAAGCGGATTAGCATGATCTCCTCTATAGTCGGTACTCGGTTTCAAGAATGTATTGGACCTATTGTAAGTCTTTGCAATCTCATCATCAGTTCTACCGACTGTTTGCTTATCATATGCGGGCACAACCTGTGCAACAATATGATCAGGTGCTTGTATGTCTGTTGTCAATTCTGTAACTCTAAATATCCTAGCAGGTAAACTTGCATGATGGCCGCCTATATGAAATAAACAATCTTTCTGCATATGTTCAAGATTGAAGCTACATCTTACAAGGAATGGTAGATTATCATCATTCTCAACTACCCAACCAAGTCGCTTATATGTACGTGCTCTAGGTTGACCATCAAAGAAAATATGTATATCAACCATATCGGAGTAGCTATCAATAACAGGTTCACCTTGATTATTAGAATCAGCCATAAAAGGATATTGATATTTTGCAGGTATGCCTTGCATTTGCAATGCTTCATCGTAATGCTTACGCAAATTCTCAACATCTCTCCCAATCAAGCTAACTGCCATCAATATTCACCTTCTTATCTAGATCTTCAATTAATTGATACAGCCTACCTAGTAGAAAAGCAGCACTTGTAGGACTGTTTGCACGTTTTGCCTCATTAGCAAGTATTTTTAAGTCTCTAATATCAGAAGCAGTTACATCAGATTTTGATTTAGTTGTAATTGTAGTAACTTCAGGTACGTTTGAATCAGATTCAGTTACATACCCATTCGACTCTAACCATTGTTTTGCTGTATTTCGTGTAATTTGATATCGAGTACAAGCATTAACTACGTTGTTATATTTGGTACCTAACTCAGCACTAATCTCCTTAGTTGTCATACCTTGTAACATGAATCTACATACACTGGCAAGTATATCTTTGGTCCATTTAATTTTTACCGAATTAGTAGTAATTGAATGCTGCTTGTTGTCAACTACAATGTCAACTAAACCTAGCTTCTCACCCATAGTAGCAGGAATTGTTTCACCGTGATTGTGAAGTATTCTTGCTATGTCTACAGTATCACACATATTCAATTGAGCTAATATTTTTATACCTGCGTTAGGTGACTCCGATCTTCTGTAACGATGTATAATTTCACTATCAGTCATATGCATATCTGCCATTAATAATCCCTCCCAGGTTAAGAGTGATCTTCCAATATTGATTGTATATCCATTACATACCCAATAAGCCAAGACCAATTGAATCTTTGTGTACGACCTATCACAGACAAATTAACAGCGGTTCCGTTATCTATAGCTCGTTTGAATTCACGTTCATGTGGTGAGTACGCATTATTAATCCAATCCGGGTTATCTTTAATATTGAACGCAACTACATACCATTTAATTCTTTTGATACCATGCTCAAACCAATGTACATATAATATACGTATCTTATCATATCTCAATGTATTATGGATTTCATTAAGCCAGATAAGTAAATGAGTAGGCAGTGGTTGTGTAGGTTTGTATTCTATAATGAATCCATACTTACCAAGCTCATCAACAATCTGTTGAGGTGAAAATTCATGAACTAATCCATCTTGTATTTCATCAATGATTGTACCTTCAATACTATTATCACCGTTAGCTACTACACAAGCAAACAACACCCCGAAATCTTCATGATGTAATAAAATTCTAGTGCCACTAAGTCTCTTGTCTTGTATAAATTTAGAAGTAACAATATGGAGTTTATGACTATTATTTGATTTAATTTGATCTAATTGATCCCATTGTGAAATTCTAAACCGCAGTACGCGATCTTCAACCATTAGTCAACCTCCTCATTATTACGTTTGACATAAGATTGAAGTTCTAATTGAAAGCTCCTTAAACAACTTACATCACCTTCAGGATATTCTGCAAAATATTGACTAAGCATATCTAGTTTCAATTTATAATACAGTATACGGCAATCTGAAGTTGTGAGATCTGGATGCTTCTCACAATATATGAAAAACCTAGTTAATACACTACTAAAAGCTTTATGTATAAGTGGTGTAATGCTATCCAGATCAGCTTTCAGTAATGTACGAAAATTTGTTGTGTTATACTGCTTTAATTCGCTGAAGAATGTATTAGAAACCATAATCATCCACCTCTTAATACTCCTATATTATGCAGATATATTCCAAGTACATTTATATCCTTTGTATAATTTACCTACATTACAAGAATGAACTATGTTATGTATAACATATATTTCATTACCTGTACATACACTATTAGCAGTTAAATAATTAGCTGCAGCATATTGAGAATCAAATTCAAGTGAAACAGCGTCAGTTGAAAGTATAACAGGCTTACTGTATTTATTGCGATTTGATTGACGATTTCTAGTTAAACTGTCGGCAGAATGTGTTTTACCGTACATAGGATTACTTGAGCCTGACATTCTTGAACTCATCATTTGCTTATAGTCATCAGGTTGTACTCTGCCTACTGACGGATGAGTATGTACAGCATATCTTGATTTTAATTTACTGCTCATAGCAACTATTGTTTGTTGATGTACCGCTTTACCTGATACACCACCAGATTCTAGATTAAGACCTTCAGGCCAAATAGTATTATAGTATTTAATCCAGTAACGCTCTCGTTCATTTGCTTCTTCAGGTGCAACGATTTGAAGAACAGTTACAGTATAGCTTTCTAATGTATGTAATCTCATATCTTCAAATATAGGTCTATCATATTGTGTCAACTCACGAGCAGCACTGAATAATTGCAATAATCGTAAAGACCCACTATGTTTAGATCTACCTATGTATTTCATATTATTTACAATATTAGTTATCATATAGATTTCAATACTAGAAACCGCCTTCACCGCCTTCACCACTTGCTGCTAGATCCAGCTTCCAATTCTTAATATGTTCAACTAGCTCAGGGAATACTTCGCCAAGTATTGTTGTGAAAGCTTGTATGTAATCTGTATTATTCTCAATACCTAAATCCTTTAATAGGTCGAACAATGTCCTAGCTTGAGCAAGTGCAGCATCTCGTTTCTCAAATTGCAATGTACTCATTTGAGTAAGTATAGGATTCATGTGTAATTCAAATTGATCCACCATACCACTGAATCCTAATGCTATGAATCTTGTGTTGATTGCTTTAGTCCAACCTGTTTTGTATGCTGTCATTAACCGTTGAAGTGAATTAGCATACAATGCAGAACGTTGAGCAAGAACCGTGCCGGCGCCGCCAAGTCCTTCATTGCTACTGAAATTCATCGCTTCCTTTGGTACACCTAATACTGACAATTTCTTGTCTTGATAATACTGCAAAAGCTTACTATCTGTTTCTGACGATTCAGTCATATTAAGATCTGTGATAGATATAGGACTTACACCATTTACCATGGGTACGTATATCATATTATTTGGACTTTGCGGATTAACAAAACTTTGTACATCTCCGCTATTTGTATTAATTGAAAGTTGTTGTTCGATGGTATCTTTCAATTCTTGAAGTGTAGCCCTTATTTCATCTTCTTCTATGTTACCACATTCAACTGCAATGAATCTAACTACTCTCGCAAGTGATGATAACATTATTGCATCTTCAAGTAAACTAAGTGTTTGTGTAGGTTGAACAGCTCTTGCCATCAAGGGTGTAGCAAACTGTATATCATATACTTTAGTGTCACCATTCTCTATCACTGTGTCTAATGTATATTCTCCTAGCAATCCACCGAGTGAGAAATGTATAATTGCAGATTCCGGATATGTGATAAACTGTGAAATACCGTCCTCAGGCTGAAATATGTAACCTTCAGGTTTACCTTGGAACCAAAGATGCACTAAATCTTCTGGCGGAAGTTTATATGAGGGTACAATATCAAACTTAACATCAGGTATAGTGTTGTTATCTAATGCGATTTGATTCCGGGTTGAAGTTGTACCTGGCTCCTTGAACATGTCTGTAGTAGGCATATACAAATTACCTACAGTAGCAAGTTCAAGAATATGATCACGTGCGTAAGTATTTATCTCCCAATTCTTAAACAATGTATTGATTATCTGTGCTACATCTTTCTTATCTGAAGTAGCCCAAATAATTTGATTAGCGTTATTAGGGGTTGTGGCGTCTGTAGCATAATATGCTAAGGCCGTAGCAATCTGCGAGTCAACTGTCAAGGCCTTCATCATATCGATCATAGTCTTTATATCTGCAAGACTTGAATTACCTCTTAAATCGGAAACCTTATAAAAAGATCCTACAACAGAATTGCGAAGAAATGAGTTCTTGCGATTTTCTTGCTTCTGCTTAGATTTATCCATAGAAGGTATAAGTTTATTCACGAACCTATTAGCTCTGATGAACGCTAGAAAGCCTTTTGATGGATTTTCAGAGGTTATACTATTAACAGATTCACTCATTACAGAACCTCCCCTACACGATTATACAAGGTTCGTGGATATATCTGAATCAATTTCATACTGTAAAAAGAACTCTTCTTCCTCTTTAATTGTAATACCTAACTCACGAGCTCTATTTACATGTTGACCCTCTATATCTTCACGATGACCACCTACAAGCACACAATCAACACTATCATCAAATGCAGGCAATACAGTAGCAGAATAGCTTGTAAGTATAGATGCAATTTCGGATTGAGTACCCCGAATAAACTTACCTGTCAAATAAAGTGTCTTGTTTCGGAAGATAGGTGGACCCTCAAACTTCTTATCTTGAAGTTTAATTTCTATCTGTGGTAGAGTTAATAGAGATTGAATATCAATGAAATTATATCCATCACCTAACCACTCAACTAATTTTAGTAGATCCCTATGTTTCATATTCAAATCAGTTTCAATAAGGTCAGGATTTTCACAGTAGTATCTGAACATCTCTATATTATTGGTACAACTATTAGCGAATACTTTAAGAACATCTATTTGAGATATAAATGAAAATGGAACTAATGATCTTAGAATTTCACTAAGTGTCAAAGATAGCTGAAGTTTACCTACTTTGTAATCATCTAAACTAAATATGTCAGGTATACAAGTTACAGACTTCGACGTAATTAACTTAGCTATTGAGTCCACATCAAGTATAGGTAGCTTAACTACACGCATGAACTGCTGAATACGTGGTATTAATTTTGAGCTACAATGCAAATCAGGACACATCACCTCGCCGTCACGAGGTACAACAAATGACTTACTACAATAAGAACAAGACAACCTATTAGTGACTTTTGTTGTTTTCTTAGCGGAAGGCCTCATTAATATAATATGATTGTTGGAGTCAAGTATAATAATCGAATCCTTAGTAATGTTGAATTGTACTATTTGAGAATAATCAACAGAAACATACTCTGGAAAACCAGCTACTGAGTCATTTAAGAATAATCTTGCTTTTACATAACCAATATGATCAACATATTTAACTACACGTTTTA